CGTCGGCACCAACGATGACCCGTCCGGTCAGCCAATCATGGCCGTCGAGTCACCCCTGGACCTTGCTTGCCGGTACGACGCTCGGACCCGGACCATCACGTCGGCATTCCGCCTGTTCACCTTCCAGCGGCAACGACAGGCCACGCTCTACCTGCCGAACGAGACCATCTCACTCTCCCAGTCGGCCACCGGTTCGTGGCTGGTCCTCGATCGTGACCAGCACAACCTCGGCCAGGTGCCAGTGGTGAGGATGGCCAACCGGGCGCGGATTACTGACCGCTACGGCCGGTCAGAGATCACCCCCGAGATCGTCTCCCTCACTGACGCCGCTTGCCGCACGCTGATGAGCCTGGAAGTGGCGCGGGAGTTCTATGCCGCCCCCCAGCGGTATATCCTCGGCGCCTCCGAGTCAGCGTTCCAGGGGCCCGACGGCACACCCAAGTCGGCCTGGGAAACCTACCTCGGCAAGGTGCTGGCATTGGAGCGGGACGAGGACGGCAATGTCCCAACCGTCGGCCAGTTCACCCCGTACAACCCCGACGCCTTTACGAAGGTGATCGACACCTACGCCAAGATCATCACATCCATCACCGGGCTGCCCTCTGAGTACCTGGGCATCACCACGGTCAATCCATCATCGGCCGATGCGATCCGAATGAACAGCGACCGGCTCATCAACAAGGTGAAGCGCAAGCAACGGAGCTTCGAGGGGGCATGGGAAGACGCCATGCGACTCGCCTTGCTCATTCGGGACAACCACATCCCCGATGAGGCCAAGAGCATGGAGACGCTTTGGCGCAGCCCGGAGATCCCGACGCCGGATGCGACATCGCAGGCGATCTTCCGGCAGATCCAGGGTGGGTCAATTCCCCCCACCTCTGATCCTGTGTTGGCACGCCTCGGTTGGACCGCTCTTGAGCGTCAACGCCTCGCCGCCGACCGTCTGCTGGACCAGGGCGCGTCCGTTTTGGCCGAACTGGCCACCAGCCTCATCGCCAAGGAAGCCAGGGTCGACAAGTCGCTGGCCGGCGACATCGCCTCCGGGGCCAACGTGCCCGGTACGCCGAAGGTAGCGACGCCGGCAATGCCCCCGGGGATGAGCGCCCCGAAGACGGGCAAGGCGTCCCGTATGCCGATCCCCGGCCCCAATGGCTGATCCCTCGGCTGTAGCGGCCACCACGGCCACCGCTGCCACCACCGTCTCCCAACAGGCCACCCAATCGGCCCTGGTGTCGCTCCTGGCCGATCCCATCGACAACGCCTTCCAACTGCTCGATCCGGCCCAGCCGTCCTCCTGGGATACGTTCATTGCCGCCATCACGGCGCTGATCCACCACTTCGGACTGGTATCGGGTGCCCAGGCGGCCAACTACTACGAGTCTGAGCGCAAGGCCGCCGGCATCCCCGGCAGGTTCACCGTGTCAGTTGCACCGACGGCCCCCGCCGACAAGATCGAAGCGGGTATGCGGTGGGCCACCAAAGACCTGTGGCAGCCGAACCCCGACCTCCAATCGGTACTGAGCCTCGTCACCGGGGTGGCCGAAAAGGACATCCTCGACACCGGCCGCGACACCATCCTCGGGGCCGTCCAATCCGATCGGAAATCGAAGGGCTGGGCCCGGGAGACCGAGCCGGGCTGCTGCTCGTTCTGCGCCATGTTGGCAGTCCGGGGAGCCGTCTACCGGTCGGCAGCGTCGGCCGACTTCCAAGCACACAGCAATTGCGTGCCCGGCGACACCCTTGTCAACGGTCCATCAACTGAGGTTGCGTACAAACGGTGGTACGAGGGGGAAATGGTCGTCATCCGCCTGGTGGGTGGCGAGGAGCTTTCCATCACCCCGAATCACCCTGTACTCACGGCCCGCGGCTGGGTCGAGGCTGGCCTCCTGGTCGAATCTGACCAGATAGTCCAACGCTCCGGCGCCGACCTTGCACTTCTTAACGTCCCACACGAACACGACGTGCCATCCCGCATTGAGGACGTATGGGGTTCGCACAGCGTGGGTGGGCTTAGACGAATGCCAGTTGCCTCCGAGGATTTCCACGGCGATGTTGGAGTCGAGCAGAGCGAAGTCGAGATTGTATGGTCCGACCGCTTTCTCTCGGAGATAATGTACGCCGCGCTTCGCCAACTCGACTGCGGTCCACTCGTTTCCGGTACTGCCGCCTGGGCCTCCATAGCCGCTCAGTTCTCTGCCTTTGGCGCACTTGGCCGAATGTTCAGCCGTTCGAGGAACCCCTCGCGTCGCGTCATGGGCAGCCCTAGCCAGTTCTGCTCTGCCCACCGAGCCGAGTTTCGCCATGCGCAACTTGTTGGCATCACTGCCTCCTCTGGGTTCGACCCCGGCGGCAAGCAGCCAATGGCGCACAGCAGTTCTCGAAACGCCGAATCGTTCAGCGACCTCCTTTTCGGAAACTCCAGAGCAGTAGACCTTGACGGCTTCGGGCGAGAAGGGCAGCCGATTCCACGACGGGCCGATGGACCGGGGACGCGCTACGACCCCGCGTCGGCGCAGCGCGAGTCGAAGGGACTCGGGGTCCATCTCAACCTCGGCCGCAGTCTGTTGGAACGACTTGCCGGAGGCGTACAACTCAGTCGCCTTAGCAATCTTCGCCGGATCGATTATTCGGGGCATGTCTTCAATCTCCAAACGGCCGAGGGTTGGTACGACGCCAATAGCTTAGTCGTTTCGAATTGTCGGTGCTTCGCCCAACCGATCTTCACGTCCTACCAGCCGTCCGCACAGGTGCGTGGCTGGCAATCGCTGTACCAATCCAGCACCCAGGGCGTTCGTGGTGGAGCGGCGATGCGTAACGCATTCCGCAAAGCCTACGAAGCCCAGCAATCCCAGTAGCAAACCCCGCCTGGTGCGGGAACTAACGACCCTGGAGGTCACCCAATGCCAGAAGCAACAACCATCACCGACGCCGGCGAAACTGATACCAGCACCGGTGGCGAAGAGAACAACGACACCGACCCTGACGCAGGACTCGACGAGCACGCATCTCAGGTCATCGGCGCCGTCCGCAAGGACTTCAAGCGCGAACGTGCCCAGCGGCAGGCCGCCGAGCGCAAGGTCGCCGAGTTCGAGCGACAGGCCCAAGAAGCCGCCGACGCGAAGAAGACCGCCGAGGAAAGGGCGCAAGAAGCCGCCACCCACTCCGAGGCCCGCGCCCAAGCCTTCCGGGACCGAGCGGTCAAAGCCGAAGTGAAGGCGCTCGCCGCCTCCGACTTCGCTGACCCGGAGGATGCCTCGGCGTTCCTCGACCTCGGCGGCTACGTCAACGACGACGGCGACGTGGACATGGACGCCATCAAGTCCGACCTCGCCGACCTGCTCGGCCGCAAGCCCCACCTCGCCAAATCCGACCGCCCCGGCCCTAAACCCGACCTCTCGCAGGGGTCGGGAGGAAACAACCGTCACGACGCATCCCCCTCGGACACTTTCGCGTCCTGGTGGAAGGCGACCTCACCGCGTTAACCCCTCCTGCTCCATCTCGGGGCCGGTACTAAACGAAAGGCAGCACCATGGCTCCCGTAACCCTGTCAGGGGTCAACTCGACCCTTCTCCCCCCGGAAATCACCGGGCCGATCTTCACCAAGGCCGTCGAGCAGAGTGCAGTCATGCGCCTTGCCCGCCGAGTGCCCCTGTCGGTGACCGCGCAGACGGCCATCCCGATCCCGCTCGATGTCCCGGTTGCGGACTGGGTGGTTGAGGGTGGCAAGAAGCCAGTGTCATCGTCCGGCGTGAACGTCAAGGTGATGGCCGGCAAGAAGGTCGCCGTTCTTATCCCGGTGTCCGAGGAAGTGGCGAATAACAACCCCGCCGCCCTGTGGACGCAGCTCCAGTCCGACCTGCCTACCTCGATCGCACGGGCGTTCGACCATGCGGCCATCCACGGCACCACCGTCTCCGGTGAGACCGGGCCGTTTGCCGACTTCCTGGCTTCTACGTCCAAGGAGGTCAAGCTCGGCACCGCCGCCGCCGCCGCCGGTGGGATGTACACCGACATCGTGAATGGCGAGAAGTTGGTGGAGGACGACAACTGGGACTTCTCCGGTTTCGTGGCCGACCCCCGCATCCGCACGGCGTTGAAGCTCTCCACCGACGCCTACGGTCGTCCGCTCTTCACCCCCGACGTGATCTCGGGCACTGGCATCGGTGACGGTGCTTCCGGTTCCGGCTCGCTCGACGGCTTTCCCATCGCCTACAACCGCGGCGTGTCGGGCAAGCTCTACCGGCAGTCCAACGCCAACAGCCGGACCGTGACCGACGGGGTCACCACCTCAGCATCCACCACCATCACCTCCGCCTCGGCCGGGTTCTACGCCGGGGACGTTGGCAAGACGGTGACGGGCCTCGGCATCCCGACCAGCACCACCATCGCCTCGGTGACCAACGCCACCACAGCGGTGCTCAGTGCGGCCGCCACGGCCACGGGGACGAAGGTGTCCCTGACCGTTGCCGGTTCGGCTGACTCACTGCTCCGGGCGATGGGCGGGGACTGGTCGCAGGCCGCCTACGGCGTCGGGATGGACATCACCATCAAGCGCAGCTTCGAGGCGTCCTACGTGGACACCGACGGCACGACCCACTCGGCCTTCCAAGAGAACTTGGTCCTGATCCTGGCCGAGGCGTACTACGGGTTCGTCGTCGGCGAGACCGAGGCGTTTGTGCGGTACATGGACAGCACCTACTCCGGTAGCTGATCCAGTCCACTCGCCGGGACGGTGGGGCAATCTTCCTCCTCCCCACCGTCCCGGCGCCCTGGCTTGAGAGGAAAAGTCTGTGACGCTTGCCGTGACCACAACCGATATGGACACTCTGCTCTCGCTCGGTGGGAACATCGACACTCCCCGGGCCACGCTGGTCCTCAGCCTGGCCCAGGATATGTGCTCGGCGATTGTCACCCCTATCCCCGACAACGCTCGGGCGGTGGTCTACTCGGTCGCCATCCGCGCCTACACGAACCTGGAAGGCGTGTCTGGCGAGACGACCGGCCCGACCTCCGTCCAGTACGGACCAGGCGCTCTCGGCGGCATCAGCATGACCAAGCGGGAAGTCGCCGTCCTCAAGATGCTCGCGGGCGTGGGTGGTGCATTCACCATCGACCCGACCCCCTCCGACGCCGGTCAGAACCTCTACCCCTGGGATCTCAACATCTGGTGGCTGCAAGGTGAGGATCAGGCCATGTCGATGGGAGAGGACACGACCGACCCGGCCAACATCGGGATGTGGATGTGAGCCCTCTGGCCTTCCCGGAGACGGTCACTGTCATTCGTCAGACGGTCGACGCCTACGGCGACACCACGGCCGGGGCATCCCACGAGATAGAGGATTGCGCTGCGTGGCCGACCACCAGCACCGAGACAGTGGCCGGCGGCCAGGACGTGGTGATCTTCGGACTCACCCTCTGGCTTCCACCAGGTTCTGACATCCTCTCCACCGACAAGGTGACCGTCCGAGGCACCACCTATGACGTGAACGATCAGCCGGCGCTCTATAAGAACCCGCACACCGGGACGTCCGGCATCGAAGTCCTTCTCACGGCAGCGACGGGGTAACCATGACCACCACTTTCAGGCCCAACTTTCCAGCGTTCGACGCCATGGCCGTAGGGCCAGAGGTCCGTGCCATCGTCCTTTCTGTCGCTGAGGAAGCTAGGGCCGCTGCCGAAGCTCTGTCGGCCGAGTTCACCGAGACGGGCCACTACGCCGCGTCATTCAACGTGCGATCGGATACCGTCACCTTCGCTGGTCACGCTAGAGCAGCCGGTGTCTTGGAAAACACGGCCGATTATGCCGCTGGCGTCGAGTGGGGGAATGCCCGCGACCACAAGCCTCATCGTGTACTCGGACGAGTGCTGGACACCCTGAGCCGGTGACCGACCTCGCCGTATTCATAGACATCGAGACGGCGGTCATGGACCTCCTGGCGGACCTCGCCACTGGCGGCATCGGGACGGTCACTCCATCAAACCTCAACACGTCGATGCCGTTCGTCCGGGTGACGAGGATCGGCGGAGGAGACACCCGGATCACCGACACGGCGAGAGTCGACGTCGACGCCTTCGGGGCCACCAGGACCGTGGCCTACAACCTGGCCGAGGCATGTCGCCAGCGGCTCATTTCTGGACCACACGTGACGGCACCAGGCGTGCTCGACAGCGTTACCACCGACGCCGGACCCCATGAAGTCCCGTGGGGCGACCCGAACGTTAGACGTTTCACGGCTTCATATTCCGTCAGTTCGAGACGGTAACGGCTAGGCGGTCTGGTCCCTTTTGCCGCTATTGCACCCGAAGTGAGCGGCCTGGACATTGACTCTGGTGTGATGGCCGCCCTTTGCAATCGGAACGACGTGGTCGAGAGAAACGGACATTGAGTGTGGGTATCGGAGTTGCTGGTCAATCGACTCTAAGCAAATACCGCAAGTCCATCCGTCCCGCTCGAAGATTTCGGTGTCCAGAAACGTCTCGACGATTCCCTCTCGGAGCAGAACCCGACGACGGTGGCCCTTGGCTCTTATTTGTTCGGGATGAGCTTTCGCCCATCTCGCTCTCATCGCCTTAACCCGCTCTGGGTTAGCGGCTCGCCATTCCCGCCTGGTCCCAGGGTGCTCAGCGCGACACTTGGCCCCTATTTGTGCCACGCGTTCGGGGTGAGCAGCCCGGAATCTTGCCTCGCGAACCCCAGCCATCTCGGGGTGAGCTGCTTTCCATTTGGCAAATGCGGCTCTGTTGTAATTGGGATTTGCAGCCCTGAACGCCGCCTTTGACGCTTTCACCCGATCCGGGTGAGTGGCGCGGTACTTGGCGCTAGAGGCCCTCTGTTTTTCCCGCTTCTCTTCCGAAGTCATCGCAGTTCATCTTACCCGCAAGGCCCCTTACGGGGGCACATTCAAACCCCCTAAGCGGCTCTGCCGTTTGAACAAAGGAGCAACAACATGCCGGGATATTCTGCCTTAGAGACGAAGAAGAACGAACTCATCCGCAAGGGCCTCCAGGGGTCGGTGTTCATCGCCGCCGGCTCGGCCCCGGCCGTCGTCGCTTCCACCCTGTTCGACGCCGCCACCGGAGACCTCTCCACGCTGCCTCTCGGCTATCAGGACCTGGGCTGGACCACCGACACCGGAGCGGTGTTCGCCCGCAAGGTCACATCGACTGACATCAACGGATGGGGCACCAACGATCCGGTTCGATCGGACATTACCGGCGACAACACCACGATGGCCGTTGTGGCGGAGGAGACCAAGCTGCTCACCATCGGCCTGGGCGCCAACGTCGACACGTCGACCCTCGTCCCTGTCGGCGTGAACGGCGTGGTAGCAGTGCCGTACCCGTCGTCTCCGGTGTCCCGGTTCTACCGGGTGCTGGCCGTCGCCGTCGATTCAGGCGCTGGAGGTGAGATCATTCTCGCCCGGTTCTTCCCCCGTGCACAGGTGAGCGGTTACGACTCGCAGTCCTATGCCAATGGCAAGGACCCAATCCAGACCGGGCTGACCTTCACCGCCTACCAGGATTCCGTGCTCGGCTACGCACAAGAGCAGTTGTACGGTGGCCCGGGTTGGCTCTCACTGTTGAGCGACATGGGCATGTCCCGCATCGTGATCTGCACCGTCGCCCTCACCACCGCGCTGGTTGCCACCACGGGGCTGTTCTCAGCCGCGGACGTGGGCAAGGTCGTCTCGGGAGTAGGCATCCCCACTGGGACCACCATCGTCACGTTCACCGACACGACCCACGTGGTGATGAGTGCGGCCGGGACCATCGCCGGGTCTCTCATCAATGTCGCAGTGGCGGCCTGACATGGCCGAGACCGTGTTCCACAAGGACGGCCAACTTGCGTATGCGTACAGCCCGGCGCAAGAGGTCAATCTGCGGGCGGACGGGTGGGCCGATGGCCCCCCGCCCGTCGAACCGGAGGTCACCGAACCTCCGGCGGAGGCCGTCGCAGAGGCCGCACCCGCTGTGCCTGATTTGCCACCCCCGCCGGTTGACCCGGCCCCACCTGCCCAGGAGGCACCGTGACCCGACTTACCGTCGCCGACCTTGAGGTCGAACGCCCAGCCGAAGGGTTGGAGATCGAGATGGACGACGGGACCGTCTACGTCCTCCAAGATCCCAAGGGGATGCAACTCGAAACCCTGATCGACCTGGAGAACATGTCTCAGGTCGATCAGGTGAAAGCACTGATCTCCGACGGGAAGTTTGCCGAGTTCGCCGCACGCCCCGAGGTCGACGGCTACTTCTTCGAGGCCGTGATGAAGAAGTTCGCCGCCCACTACGGACTCGGTACTCCGGGGGAAGGCGTCGCCTCGCTGCGCTCTGTGAAAGGTACGGCGAGGCCATCGAAGCGGACTTCGCCAAAGAAGGCGTCAGCCTGATCGAGTTGTGGCAAGGGCGACGGTGGAGGCATCTGCTCAACCTGATCGATCACTTGCCACAACACAGCTTCTTCGCCGAGGCGGTTTCGCTCGACGACGAACTGGCGGCGTCCATGCTGGACACGCCCGGTGCTCCACCCGACGAGCGGATGTCCCACTGGACGCCCGAGTTGGCGGTCCTGGCCGCAATGTTCGACCGCCTCGGCACCGTCGTCGCCGCCGTGATCGGTTCGGCGGGCGGGAAGCCCCCCGACATCGCTCCCTACCCACGACCCGTTACCGCCGGACAGCGCGCACGGGAGAGGTCCCGCCGTGATGACCATGACCGCCTCGTGATGAGGCTCTTACCGCGCTGAGAGGAGGTGACCCGGGATGGCTTACGAAGCGGGTACCGCGTTCATGCAGGTGTTCCCCAGCTTCCAGGGGTTCGTCTCCGCTTGCTCCGACGAGGCGCAAAAGGCGGGCGACGTCGCTGGCCAAATCTTCTCCGACACGTGGGCAGAAGTCGTCAGGAGCGGCACCAGTGACACCCAGGTCGGCCCGTCCGACTCCTCCAGCGCCAAGCAGGGCGAGTCGTCCGGTGGCAAGTTCGCAGACGCATTCCGTCTGCGGATCGACGCTGCACTGAAGGCCCTTCCCGACGTCAACATCAATGCCGACTCCACCGCGGCGGATCTCAAGATAGAAGAGATCAGGACTCGTCTGGAGACTCTTCGGAACCTCAAAATCGGCGTGGACATCAGCGACACCGATGCGCTGCTCGCCATCGGCGTGCTGAAGGTCGACCTCGATGAGCTCGCCCGCAAGTCTCCGTCGATTCGGGTGAGTGTCGACGCAGCCGCAGCCATCGCCGAACTCGAAGCGGTGAAACTGGCGGCTGACGACGCGTCAGGCTCGGGTGCCTCGGGCGGCGGGTTGTCGGGCCTCTTTTCTTCAATGGGAAGCGTTGGCGGCGAAATGGGTTCGATGATCCCCATCATCGGCCTGCTCGGTACCGCTCTCATCCCTGTCGGAGCGGCCGCCGTCGGCGTGGGCCTTGGGTTCACCGGCATGGCCACGGCCGCCGTAGTCGGTGTCGGGGCCTTCGGTCTCGCCGCTCTGCCCGTGTTCATGAGTGTGAGCAAGGCGATGCAACAGATCACCGCCGACCAGAACGCCGTGAACCGGGCGACCAGCACCGCCCAGAAGAACACCGCTATCACCCACCTAAACGATGACCTCAAGAACCTGAGCCCCACCGTGGCAGGGATCACCCTGGGTGTGCTCGATCTGAAGACAGCGTTCATGAACTGGGACGCTCAGTTCAATCCCGACATCCTCAACGTGTTCAACGCGGCGGCCAAGGCGGTGGGTCCGATCCTCGACGCCATTACCCCGCTGGTACACGCCGGGGCGAAGGCCATGACCGAATTCTTCACGGCCATCAGTCAGACGGCCCAGCAATCCGACTTCAAGACGTTCATGAGCTGGCTCGCCACCCAGGTCGGCCCGGCCATCGAAGCCTTGCAGAAGACCTTCGACAACTTCTCCGGCGGAATGTCCAAGATGCTGGAGCACTCCGGCGGTCTCATCAAGATCGTCGAAGATGGCATGGTCAGCCTCTCGGCCCAGTTCGAGAAGATGGCCGAGTCCAAGGCGTTCCAGAACTTTGTCGACTACATCATCCAGAACGGCCCGGCTGTCGGCAAGTTCTTCGAGGACACCATCGGGGCGGTGGGACATCTGATCACCGCCTTCGCCCCAATCGGTAAGACCGTGCTGGATGCACTCGATGGCGTCGCCCTTGCCATAAAGGGCATCAGTCCCGACGTGATCCTGGCAATCGCCGGCGCTTTCGGGATATGGGCGCTTGCCGCTAGTCCACTCACCCTTCTGGCGGGAGCCATCCTTGGCGTCGGTCTCGCTGTCCACGCTCTGTCGACGGCCAGCGCGACTCTTACCGACCAGCAGATCATCGACGCCAATAAGGCGCTTTCTGTGCTCACCCAGGTGGGTCCCCCCACGCCAGACCAAACGGGTGTACTCCTGCGCAACTCGGCGGCACTCAAGGCTGCCTACGACCGGGGGCTTACTGACCAACAGATCAAAGACGCCGGATCAGCACTCACCCAGATCGGTCCCCCTACGCCGACCCAATCGAGTGCGCTCAACACCGCCAAGAACGCCAACACCAATCAGCACTTGGCCGATCTGAAGCAATGGGCCGAGGACACCAAGAAAGTCGTAACCCAAGCCTACCTGTGGCTGTTCGAGGGCATCGGCAAGATGTCGGGCTGGTTGACCGCGGCATACAAGGACGTTCAGAACTGGGCTCGGGACGTCCCCATCGCCTTCGGCACCGCCTTTCACGCTGTGCACGACATCACTAACACCGTCTGGCACACCATCGACAACGACGTGTTCCACCCGATAGCAGATTTCTTCACCCAGACCATCCCGCACGCCCTGAGTGTCACGTCGGGAGCCTTCACCGACGGGTTCCAGGCGATCCACAACATCGTCAACACCGTGTGGCACGCCATCGATAACGATTTCGTTCACCCCATCGAGGACTTCTTCACCCAGACGATCCCGCACATCCTCGACGCCGCTGTCGGGTTCTTCGAAGCGTTGCCGGGTCGGGTGAACCACGTGTGGAGCGATGTCGTGAACGCTCTCCAGGGCGCGTGGTCAACCGTGTCGAGTTGGGTCAACTCCAACGTGATTCAACCTGTGGTCCAGTTCTTCGAAGGCATCCCCGGATTCATCTCCCATGTATGGAGTGACGTCGTGAGCGGCATCCAGGGCGCGTGGTCAACCGTGTCGAGTTGGGTCAACTCCAACGTGATTCAACCTGTGGTCCAGTTCTTCGAAGG